GGCGTACTCCTCGCCGTCGGGATCCTCAAGAAGCGTCGTAAAGTTGGTACGACGCAGGTAGGTGGGATCATCAAGATCACCGTACTGGAACGTTACCAGCAGCGCGGACTGCTTCCACGGGAAGCTCAGTTGGGCGCTCATACGATGGTAGTCCAGCTGGAGCCGTATTTCTGAGACAAGTACTCGCCTACCGTGTTCATCTCGGCGGGCGCGAGTGCGCGACTGAACAGCAGCAGCTCATTGTTGTACCAGCTGACCCCGTACTTGTCGTCAACTCCTGCTGCGACTGAGTGAATGCCCAGTACGAGGTTCGCCTGCGAGAACGACACCGGCTCAGCAGGAATGGGGAACGGATCCAGCGGCAGGTCCGTGACTGGAGTCGCAGCCGACGCATTGAGCTCGCCGTCGATGTATATCACCGACGACACGTTGGGCTCGATGCGCAGGATCATCGTGATAGGTTTGCTGACGAGCAACTTCGATTGGTCTACAGTGACGTGAAGTGCCGTATCGGTGACCCCAGCTGTATCGAAGATCTGCGCTGAGTTCAACCGCCATGACAGCATCACGCCGCCACCAGCGCTCGAGCGCACCTCCAGGATGTTTCCACGAATGGAAGGCGAGATTGTGAGAACCGAGCCAGCGATGATGTGCGCTATGGCCGTGAAACCTAAGTTTTCAAAGCCCCACGGTACTTCGCCTTCGCCAGATTCCAGGCCCTCGATGTTCCTGAAGTAGAACCCTGGGACTAGTGCTGGCGAGTGCAGGAAGCCGAACCCGTTGTTCAACTTCCTATTAGTGAACTGCGTGAAGAAGTTCTGAGTGTTGCTGTAGCGACGCAGTCGCTTTACGCCTGTTCCCAGCGTGTCTCTGACGTCGCGAATCTCTTCCGTCGTGTACTCAGAGACGTCAGTGGTGATCGGGATGGGAACCACCAACTCGCCACCGGTGCCCTTGGCATTCTTGTGCGCTGCCACCCAGAAGTACAGATCAGCGATGGCGTCCACCGCCGTAGTCGTGTCTATCTCACCGTCATCAGTATAGAACTCGACGTCTTCCTCGGTGAGCGCGTCTAGCATGCTCACGCTGACGCGCGAAACCTCGTCATTGGTCCACGACTCCTTCAGCGCGTCCGAGGCGAAGCGAACATGGTGAGCTGACGAACAGCGCCACGTAGACGCTGGCACCACGATGGGATCTACGAAGATGACGCGCCACGTAGTTGTGTTGTCCGTGACCGACGCGATCCGCGCCACCGTCACTGCGCCTGCGCGGTCTTCGAACCCGATCGCTTCGATGAAGTCCTCGAGGTCCTCTATGTTTCCCACCGCCGTGATGTCAGCGAAGGTAGACGTGAGGCCTACCAGCTCGTACAGGTTGGCCGGGTTGAGGAACCAGAGGGGCCTGCCTCGCCCGCGTCGCTGATCGACGAACCGCTTGACTTCCCACAGGTCTCCGCGCGTCGGATTGACGACTTGCAGCTCGTGACGCTGCTGCGGCCTGGGACCCTCTGGCTGAACTACGTGTCCTCGTCCTAGTCCGTACGAGCGTCCTACGCGTACGACGCCGGAGCGAACTCCAGTCTCCCAGTCAGGACGCGTGACGAAGATCGGATCGCCCTCGAAGTATTGATCGCTGATCGTATCGACGAGCGTCGCGGTAGGCGGCAGCGCCGACTGTCCCGCTACTTCACTAACGTTGAGCACCAGGTTAGTCTTCTCGCGCGTGACGTGAAGGCCAGAGCTCTCGAGAGATATCTCGACGTCAATGATCGGGACTATACGATCGCCGACGCCGTACGAGAAGACGGGCGTAGACGTCAACCGTACGTAGTTAGGCTGAACGTCGAGGATCGTATGATACTCTACGCTCGCCGGGCGGTTCGCGACCCACGTATGAATCGCTGCGCGGGCGCCCTTGTAGAACCTGCGGTTCGTAGTATCGCAGAAGATGAACGCGCCGACTGGTGCCGCGTTCACCCGAGCGTGATCGCTGTACAGGGGCATAGGCCCGCGCGCGTGCGCGAGGCGAGTGATGTTCATCCACAGACGGTGAACTTCGTCGCGGTTCGTCGCCGTTAGCTGCACACTCATCGAGCGGTACGGCCTGTCTACTAGTGTCAACCGCTCCTCGCCCCCTGAGTCTGCCGCTGAGGTGATGTCTGTTGACCAGGCTTCTTCTACGGAGACCTCGCTCTGCCAGTTCGCCATGAAGTAGTTTGGCATCACAGCAGGCAGGTCGAGCGGTGTCACCAGCGCAGTGACGTTCTCGTCGGCGAGAACTTCTATTGCCACGCGCGTCATGCGCGTCTGTCCCGGATACGGGCGATTGCCCAGCACCTCGACAGGCTGTCTCGTGAGTCGAGTCACGAGCGGCAGCGTGCCGAGCACTTCGACTGGCTGCCTGGTGAGACGAGTGTCGACCACTAGGGAATCAGCTCCATGCCGAACTGAGAGCCATCGATCTCAGCCACTGTCCATGCCACGCTACCATCAGGGTTCACTTCCCAGATCTGATTGTAAGCCGCGTACGCAGTCGTATTGACCACCTTCGTGGCGCCGTTGCTGACGTTGCCCGCCACAGAGCGATGCAGTGTCTGCACGTTACGCGAGCCCGCTGCGTCGTTCTTCAGGCGAGACTTGACCATCACGCCGTTGATGGTGCCTGACAGCTGAGCGAGAGGCGTGAACTCGAACAGCTCCTCGTCGTTGTCCACTGAGGCGAACACGTAGCTGGTGTCGTCGTCATCGACAGTCAGTTCGTCAACCTCTAGGTAGTGGTCTCCTGCGCCGAGAGCAGTCCAGTCTGACACGGCTCCGTCGGCGTTTGGGTACACTGCCTCGACGGACTGGTTGCCGAGGAACGTAGCCTTGACGCCTCCAGCCTGGTCGAGGACGTAGATGTCGTCGACGATGACCTTGCTTGCCGCGTTGCCGCTGTGACCCAAGTGGAACTGCACCTTGTTGAGGGTCGTCGCTGCGACGTTCGTCGTTTGCACGCCTGTGATCAGGATGTACGGCGCGCCGTCCACGATGACTTCCACCTGGCCAGTGATGGCGTTAGTCATTCGCACGCGCACCTCGACGTAGCGATGCACGTCGTTGGCTAGAGCCACCCCTTCCACTACAGCGGCGCCGTTTGCGCGCAGGTACCGCAACCTGACGCCCACGTTGGGGTTCTGAGTACGCCACTGCAGGAATCCAAGCAAAGTCGTACCGGTGTAGAACGCGATGAGCGTTTTCGAGGTGTTGATCGCCACCTCGTCTAAGCACACGCGCATGCCGACGATCCAATCGTCGTCTGCTATTTCGAGATCTGGCGTCCTGAAGATCGTGTCGACGCCGCTGGCGGCCGACTGCAGCGCGGTACCGTGAACGTGACCCGCCACGAAGGACGTACCCGCAGTCCAAGTGACGTTCTCATAGTAGTCCTCGATTGCCGCCTGAGAACCAGTGGCCTCGAACCCCTCTACCCAGCGAAGCGTCATTACGTGGGTCTCCTCTGCAGCGTCGCGTTGATGCGACCAGTATGTCTGTCCATCATCCTGAAGAACGATTCCTGTCCTGCGTTGAGTTGCCGCTCGAGTGACTGTTCGTCGGAGAAGACGTACGCGGGCTGCGGCGTTCCGCTGCCTCCGCTGCCGTTGCTTCCTGCGAGTGCTAAGCCGGCTGCCTCTCCGCCCTCTGCGAACATCGATCGAAGATTCGCGAACGTGTGCCCCTTGCCGGCGTACGGTGCTAGCACCTCGCGCGGTATCAGCATTCTGTTGATCGCGCTCATGATACCTCGACCGTAGTATCCAGTAGACCTCTTGCGGATGACCCACTCTTTGGGCATCAGCTTAGCATTGATCACGTCGCGATTGACATTCGGTCCGTGTACCTCACCGCCTCCAGCAAGCTCTTGAATCCCTTCTGAAGTTACCTCGCCGCCCTCACTGCCGCCAAAAGATCCGAAGGCCGCCGAGACTGCCCTCAGAATGGCGATGCGAGCAAGCATCACTGCGATGCCCTGAAGGAAGTTGCCTAAGAACTCAGAGAAGGACTGATTGCCCTTGATGAATACGTCTATCAGGCCTTCAGTGAAGCTGGTAACTAGCTCCTTGCCTACACCGACTCCTGCCGCTCCAAGGTCGTTGAACTGAGCTGCTGCCTCTTTGGCGCCGTCGCTGATGCCTGTGAAAAAATCCCCAGCAGAGGTGCCCACAGGTCCACCCTCGCCGAGGTTCTCTCCAAGCTCATCAAGCTTCACGTCAAATTCAGCGAACTGGGCCACACTCTCAGGAGCAGTGGCAGCGAGCTCCAAGAGCTTCAAGCGCGCCAACTCCAGCTGAACAACGAAGTCGGCGACCGCCTGCTTGCTCTGAGACGTTGCCTCAGTAGGGAACAGCTCACCTACGTTCAAGAGGTCGGCGATCTCCGCCTGCTTGCTGGCCAGCACCTCACGCGCTTCCTGAACTTCAGCGACGATCGCCTCTCCGAGACCGATCTTGACCTCGCCCTGCGTGCGTTCCGCTGCGATAGTCTGAAGTAGGACCGCCTGTCGCTGCTCTTCTAGAGCAAGAAGAGTTCTAGCCTCCTCGCTGACGCGACCGTTCAGCTCTACCAGTGCTTGGTTGTTCTGTAGGTTGTCGCCGCCGCTCTCGACGATAGCTACTATCGCGTCACGCTCTGCCTGCAGTTGAGCTACTAGCTCCTTCTGCGACTCAACGCGCTCCGTGTTCTTCTGCAGCGACTCCTCTAGGAGACCGATCTCAATATCGCGACGCAGCGACAGGAACTCGTTCAGCGACAGCTGCTCGCGCGCCAGCTGGTCTTGAATCTCGTCCAGCAGCAGCTGGCGCACCGGTTCCTGCGCATCAGCGCTGAGACCGTCTAGCAGCTCCTTTACCTGCGACGGACTGATGTCGATGAGGTCGTCAGCAGTGATGAGAGCGCGATCAAGCGCACGAAGCTGGTCTAGCTGATCGAACGTAGCCTGCGCATCCGCGACTATCTTCTCGTTCTTGGCCTTCTCATTCAGGACGGCGGCGTCCGCGGCACGCTTCTCGTCCTGCGCCACCTCGAACAGGCGGTCTTGAAGGGCCTGTGATCCCTCCTTGTTGATGGCGATGACAGCCTCGTCGGCCTCAATGATGCCCGCCTTGATGTCGGCCAGCGCGCTCGTGAAGGCGTTCTGTATGCCTTCCAGTGCCGCCACCGAGTCGGCCTTCGCCTTATCGACATCGTCGCCAATGTCGATGAAGCTCTCTGGGATCGCTCCAGCCAAGTTAGTGCGAATGGAGTTCGCTACGTCGGCGCCGATGCCGGGAATCTTCTCGAAGGCCGACGCGACGCTGTCTAGCAGTCCATCTATCAGACCCGCGATCAGACGAACCACCCCCAGGAAGCTAGTCTGAGTCAGGTCGACGAGCCCTAGGATCGCGAAACTGACACCGCTGGTAAGCAGGTCAATGATGCCATTGATCCCGTCGATGACGAGGAAGAACACCGTGCGAATTGGGTTCAGTACGAACCCCTCAATCTGAGTAGCGATCTTCGCGAACAATCGCTGGACGGCGTTCCCTAGGTCCTCGACCGTCAGCTTGCCCTGCAGTACTAGCCCAATGACCTTCCTCAGGTTCTCCGTGCCAGCCGCCACGGACTCCACGATGCCATCGATGAACAGAAGCGTGTCGTCGAGGAGACCGTGGATATCGAGAACTATAGCCACGATGGCGGCGACAGCTGCCCCTACGAACACTACTTGACCGGCTACTAGGGCAGCGGTACTGAGGATGCTCCCTAAGATTATCGCGGCGCCCTTCAGCGCCAACCCAATCTTGATCGCAGTGAGTGCCGCTCCCACAGCGGTGAATGCTGAGGCGACGGCGATCAGCACTGGCAAGAAGGAAGCCAGCACCTTGAGGCCGTTACGCACCTCCGAACTCTCAAGGAACGCCGCAAATCGTTCAGCGGCGGGTAGAGCCGCGTCAAGGAAACCAGATTTCAGCTCGACGAGGACCTTTCCAATCCTCTCACTAGTGTCCTCGATCTGATTCAACCGCTGGTTGACACGACCGAATGAGGTCTCTGCCTCCGATAGTGCCGCCCCGCCAAACGCGTCCAGCAGCGCTTGGACCCCCTGCTCTGCCAGTTTACCGTCCTCTTGCAGCTTCTTGAGGAACGGAACCTGCTGACCGAGTCGACCAGCACCCTCAGTACTGAACTGCGCTATCGCTCGACCTACTTGCTCAACCTCGATATTCAGCGCAGCGGCAGTATCTACGGTCGCTTGCAAGTTGCGCGGAAGGTCCGCACTCGACACGCCGGCAGCCAGTAGCCTACTGGCGAGCAAATTCAAGTCATCGGAATCGACGACCGACGCGTCCTGGATGTCCTCAGTTACCTTGAGAATCCTCTGCAAGGACTCTTCACGGCCGCGGAGAGCGAAGGACAGCGCCTTTTCTGCCTGTACTTGCTGCTCCGCGGCCTCTAGAGCTGCCTGAAAGCCGCGAACAGACGCGAACCCCGCCACGGCGAGCGACAGCTGGTTGAAGATCGGACTTACCTGCTGCCCTAGCCGCTGAAAGTCAGTACGTAGCTTACCGAGGTTGCTTCGGATCGACCCCAGTCGACCTGTCAGCTGGTCCTTCAGTGTCGCTACTATGGTGACTGTCTGCTCTGCCATGACTTAGCGATCTTACGATGCGCTTGAGGTCTCTGTGGGCCTTCTTGTCTAAAGACCCCGCTATAGAGATGCTGAGGGCGTCTATCGTCTCCGCCTTAGTTCGACGCTGAGTGCGAAGAGTTCTCTCTGACCACAGCCTGAGCTGCGGCGCGGACCACCCGCGGTACGGCAGCTCAGGCTGTTGAAGATCTAGGATGTCTGCTCTTGTGTGGCCTGCTGCGATGAGGGCTTGGAGAGCATCTCCAAGGTCGAAAACTTGGTCCCCGTCACCTTGGTCATCGCGACGTCGATCGCTGTCACCCAAGGCCTCCACTTTTTTTCGTCGCCAAACGACGCCTCTAGCCACATTTGGACGACGACAGGAACGTCCCAGTGCGGAAGCTCCTGGAACTTCACCTCTGAAGGGTCGATCTTGACGCACGCCTCGAGCAGATCCATGGCCTCCGAGATCAAAAACGGCGCGATAGCAGCTGCTATCTGTGCTCCGATCTCCTTCTGACTTGCACCCTTTCGGTACTGCGTCTTGCCGATGATGGACAGCGCGGTAGCTATTTGTCCTGCGAACCTCTTGAGGTGCACCACGCCCATCGGATAGACGGTGACCGTCGCTCCGACGTCGCTCTTGAATGACTCTCCTGGCAGCAGGATGTTGAGGGCCTCTGACACGTGTTTCCTCCGGAACTAGGAAAGGTGATACCAGCTGGCGGAACCGTGTACCAGCTGGCTGTTCCTGGAAACGCGGCTCCGGGTCGCGTTACGGTTCCCAGGTCTCCTCGAACGAGGGGATCAGGACTTCGCGGGCACCGCGCCCTTGAAGTGAAGCATGCGACCAGCCGGCACATCGGAGGTCAGGACGCTGATGACTCGGAACGTGAGCGTCACCGAGCTGAAGTCGTCGATCTGGATGTTGCCGGCACTGGGCGTCACGGACACGCGAGCCTCGCGGACAGTCTGCTCCGCGTTGTTGCTGCGACCCCAGACCAGGAGCATCGTTCCCTGCACCTCGCCGCCGTCCTGCGGGTTGAAGATGCGGGTGCCGGTGAGAGCAGCAGTGGAAAACGCCACCACGGCGCTGGCAGCGACGATCGCTCCGCCGTCGATGATGCGCAGCAGGCCGCGATCGGTAGACACGACTTCCCAGTCCACATCCTGCTCGAACACGGTGCCTGTGTCGGCAGCCGCCTTGTAGATCAGCGTGCCGGTGATGGCCACCTCGTCCGTGAGGATGTCCTCGTTGACGGTGATCACGGTCGCGACCACGCTTGCCACCGTGTAGGTGCGAGCGTTGAGAATGTTGGCCAGTCCGTCGCCTGTCACGACGATGGGCTCGCCGGGAGTCAAACCCGCGCTGATGTCCACGCTCGTAGTGATGGTCTTCGAGCTGGCGTCCATCGCGGTGATCACGGCCGTGCTGAGAACGCCTGCCGATACCGGCGCGCTGAGGACGCCAGAGATGGCGCTCAGTGCGAAGAGGTTCGTCTCGTCCGCGTCGTCGTCGTGCACCTTGACGAGGTGACCCTCGAAGGTCTCGTGCAGAACCGCCTTGTGCTCGACGGTCTGAGTGAACTCCACGGGTGCTTTGCCCTTGAAGAACAGCGCGAGGTTCGACAGGCTGAGGTTGCGCACCTCCACGTCGTACGACTCGTTGATCTCCGTCACTCGCTCGTCGACGAGGACCTTCACTCCGCCGTCGCCGTCGAACAGCTCGATCTTGGTCGTCTCCTGTGTGGGGTTGGCCGTCTCGATGACGCCGATGTCGGTCCACGGCTGTGAGACTGTCTCGATCGCGTCTCGCTTGAGGTAGATCCGGGAGCCGGCTACCCAGAAGTCTTGGAAACCCTGTACCATGCCTTTCTACTCCGTCTAGTAGGTGACTCTGATGATAGCCACGATCCCTTGTACCCCCAACGTGGCGTCATGTGACTCCACGAGGTTGGAGGCGTGCTTGTCGATCTTGAGGGCGACGTTCTCACCCTGCTTGTTCTTCGCCTGCTCGAGCTGGTTGACGATCCAGCGCGCGTCCTCGATCAGCTCGTCCATGACACCGTCGTCAATCATGACGGGCTCAGTGGACTTCGAGATGCTCGTGAAGATCTCCATCGAGATCCTCGCGTTCTCCATCCCTCGCTTGTCAGGAAACAGTCCTTCCTCGTCGACCAGGATCGATATTGCTCTCTTGTTGGTCTCGAAGTCGAACTCTGCCCAGTTGATAAAGCCGCGCTTCACGAAGTAGGCGCCGTTACGAGCCTGCTTCGCGAACTGCTTCATCTTATCTGTGACGTCTCGCCTGGAGCTCATGCTAGTTCCCTGACAGGTACTTCGCTAGGAAGTCAGCCATCTTGGTGGTCAGCTCAGGTAGGCTCTCGAGGAAGCCGTCCCTGAGGTAGAATCGAGGTGCGATGTCCACTGACCGCAGCAGCAAGTACGCTGTCTCATCGTCGTCGGTCTGCAGTAGCCCTATGACTCGTCCCCTTAGAACAGGAACAAAGTGCAGCTCGCCTGGGAAACTTCGCGGACCGTCATACCTGTGCACTCCTGCAGCAGTCACGGCCGGACCGTCCTCGGCAGGAATAGCGAGAGCCTTTGCCTTCTTCGGTACGATGGTAGGGTACGGTGATTGTGGGTTCTTTCCCCTGGTGCCGTATTCGACTACCCCCGCGTACCTAAGCGCAGGCCCGCGGAAGACGCCTACTCGCAGTGCTGGCAGACCGCCTACTAGTTCACCTCGTCCGATGATGCTGCGAGCGAGGTTACCTGTGCGCCTGCGAACTGGGTCTCCGCTGAGGAAGCTCTTCGAGATGCGACCAGCGATGATAGACGATTGACGGTCGAAGAACCCTACGATTCGCTCGTAGACAGCGTCTTGTCCCCAGCGAAACGTCAAATCTCTGAGCAGCTTCTCACTCTGAGGCGTTAGCTCGAAAAGTACAGGCTGTTCTGCCATCAGACTTTCCTCGCCCTTCTTCGTGCCAGCGCCTTGAACATGGGGTGCAGGTACGCGTCCTCGAAGACTCCCTGTCCTCCCTCGAAGTTCTGCGACTTCGTAATGATCTTGTCGTCGGCGAACCGAGACAGCATGAACCTGATCTGAGTTTCGAGTGCGCGTCGAACATCTCCAGGCGTAGTAGCGGATGTGTAGCCGCCCGTGTACGTCACCCTCACTGCATGATCCCACCACTGTCCAGTAGCGCCCTCGAAGGACGACGCTTTGAGCTTCATCAAAACATTGCCGTTCTGCACGCTGTAGTCTGACGTCTCCAGCGTCTCCCACTCTCCCACTGACGACTGCGAGTTCTCTTCTACGAGCGACACCGACTGCACCGGCCACAGCTCCAAGAACAGTACGTGCGACTGCTCAGTCTGCGGCACCAGCAGCTGCATGTGATTCTCTCTGTACGCCCACAGCCTTCCCGTGCTCGTCTCCCATAGGTCGACTACCTCACTGATTAGCGACTCTAGCTTCTCGTCGTCCTTAGGCGCCAACTTCAGCGCTGCCCTGAGGTGCTCTACTGTTATCACGATTGCACCACCGTCGGCGTACCGAACGCCTCTGCACTGGAAATGCCGCTGTCTTGCGCGAACAGAACAGGCACATCAGCGACTGAAGCTCGTATGATTACGAAGAATGGGTCCGCGGTCTGCCATGAGTCGTCATTGCCGAAGCGAAGCAACGCAGTCCCGATGAACGTTCCAGTAGGCAGATCAGCGGCCTCGACGCCGCTCATAGTGGCCGTCAGCTTTCCATCTGCGACGACGACTACTAGGTTGCCTGCAGTCGTATCTCTGGACAGGATGATCTCGCCGGATACTGACCGTCTCACCTGCACGATGGCGCGATCGACGTCCGAGAGATCCTCCATGACCTCGTTCTCGTCGAAGATCAGCACGTCGAAGGGCTTCGTAGACCCCTTGATCAGCTCCAGCGTCGATGCTGCTGCCGTCATGGTGTTCCCTTCTTCTTATGACTCAGTCTAGTGCGCACGGTGGGTCTAGTGATCACGGCCCGGACCGAAGGATTACCGGCCGGCTTCTTACCAGAAACCGGGTCCTTCGGTCCGTCGCCGATCTTCGTGTCGCGTACGCTCGACACTTTAGTTAGCCGCTCCTAGTAACTAGGGACGGCCAGGATGGAGCTTGTCGAACAGGTCTGCCGAGCCTTCGCCGTCGGTGAGACGGTAGCAGTCGCTGATGACGTAGGCGGCACCCGCCACCACCGCCGGCGTGCCGTCATTGACCAGCACCAGGCGGACCGCGGAGTAAGTGATTCCGTCGATGTGGTTCAGGTCCATGGTACCCAGCAGGTACCCGTCCGTCTCCAGCTGTCCCGCGTCGTCCATGTTCGCCGGCGTGAAGGCGAGGTTGGTGATACCGTCGCTCTCCTTCAGCGCCTCCCACGTCGTACCATCGTCGCGACGCAGGCCCTGGATGGTGGCCGTGAGCGACGAGCTGCCGCCCATGGCCCCGGCCAGGAGAATGAAGGACAGCTGGCGACCACGACGCCACGGCTCCGAGATCGTGGTGCCGGTGCCGGTGCCCGCAGCCGCGATGCTGGCAGGAAGCAGCGCGTTGCCCACCTTGTTGTGGTGGAAGAAGTTGTTACCCCTGAGGGCCATGATAGTTTCTCCGTGAAATGTCTGTGTTGTGTTAGGTCGTTGGTTGTGTTGATCTACTCCTCGACCTAGTCGAGGACGCGGACGTCGGGAACGACGATGATCGCGCGCGGCTGGCGGATGGCCAGGTCGGCGAACAGGCGGAGCTTCATGAAGATGGCATCGGTGCCGAAGCCCATGCCCTTGCCGGCGTCGTCGTCGATCTCGATGCCCGCCCAGCGACCCAGCACCACCGTACCCAGGTTGCCGGCGATGACGGTGTTGAACTTCAGCTCGTCCTCCGTGGTGGGCGCGCCGACCGTAGCACCGGGAATGTGGTTAGCGAACTGCGTGGACTTCGCGAAGGGACCGATCAGCTCCGTCAGGCGACTGTCGGGCACGATGGGAATGCCGATCAAGTAGGCCTGATTGGTCGTCTGACCGGTGTAGGAGTCCACCTTGATCTGCTTGAGGCGCGTGAAGTAGCGCGGCGAGCCGATCGTGACGAACGTGTCGTCGAGGTCGATGTCGTCCTCCTCCAGGGCGAGGTGAACGTCGTTGAGGCTGTCGAAGTTGAGGTCGGCGCCTGCCCAGTCGGCCTGGAACAGCGCGCCGCCCAAGTCGTCGGTACCCAGGACTCCGTAGTTGCCCGACTGCGCGGAGTAGACCTTGATGCCGTTGGTGTTGAGAATGCCGCGAGGCATCTTGTTGGTGCCGGTGCCGAAGGCGATGGTGTGGTCGAGCTTCTTCGCCGCCGCGCGGATCATGTCCGTGCGGAGAAGGGCCTCGAAGCCGAACCCCGCGAAGCGCCGCATCTCCTCGGTGATCTTGACGAGGATACCCAATTTCTTGGGATTCATCGTCACGTCGTCCGTGTTGACGAGCGACTCGACGTACTGGTCTTCTTCCCCGATCCAGTAGGCGATCAGGCCGCCGTCGAACTTCGGAATCGTGACGTTGCCGCCAACCAGGCCCTCGAGCAGCGACACTCGAGACGTGTCGCCCTCGCCGGCGAGGTTGATGAAGACAGACTTCGTGTAGATCGCGCCGATGACGTCCGGGATGACCTGGTCGGGGATGAAGGAGCCCGCGACCTTGTCCTCGCCCATCTGGATGCCGGCCTTCGAGTACATCTCGACGGCCTTCGCCGTGGCCTGCGTCAGCACCTCGTGCTCGAACTGAGCACCGGCCTCCTTCCACCCGATGCGCTTGCCCACCATGGCTCGAACCATGGAGAACTGCTGGGTGTAGTCCTCGAGGCCGGAGACGTGCAGGCCCTTGGTCGACCGACGGATCTGGTCTGTCAGCGTCGCCGTCTTGGCCTTGACGCGCTCGAACTCGTCGAACGTCGCCTTGAGATCGATGTCCTTGATGGGACCGATGACGTCCTCGCACGCCTTCAGGCGGCTCAGCATCGTCTTGAGGCCGCCGTCGCCGAGCAGCTCGTCGAGCTCCTGAAGAAGCTTGGCGACCTGCTTCTCCTTGTTCTTGGGATCTGTTACTGCGGGCATGTCAGGAAACCTTCCTTTCACGAAGGGTCTTGAAGTCGGTGTTGAGTTCTTCCAGCCTCCGGAGAAGGCCAGCGTAGTCGCTTTCGCTATCGCTATCGATCGCGGTCGCCTTGCCGGCGGGTGACTTCCCGTCGGTGTCGTCGTCCTCGTCCTCCTCGTCATCCTCCTCGTCGTCGGGATCCTCCTCGTCGGCGGCCTTCGAGTTGCTCGTCATCTGCTCCATCATGTCGCGAATGTCGGAGATCGCGCTGCTGATGCCCAGCAGGCCCTCCTCCACCATGACGGTGAGGTCGGCGACGGCGTCAGCCAGCGCCTGCGTATCGTCGCCCTCTGCCTTGGCATCGGGTTTCGCCTCTGCTTTGGAGGTCGTTCCAGGCACGTAGCCATTGAGAGGGTCGACCTCCTCCACGGTGCGCTCGTACATGGGGGTGTCCACGTCGCCGTGGCGCTTCCACTCGCTGTCAGGGAACAGCATGCGAGCCATCTGGACGTACTTCGAGTCCACGTCGCCCCACCGGTCGCGATCGCCGGACTCGACGATGGACTCGCGCTCCAACTCGCGCACCACGGCCAGGTCCTTCGGCGCGAGGAGGCCCTTGGACTTGGCGCGAGACAGGATGGCGAACGCGCCGGAGTTGGCGCCCAGGAGAGTGGGACTGAACTCGAGAAGGTGATTATCGTCGAGCACGAAGCCCCAGCGTCCGAGACCGAGCTTCTGGCGCTCGTCCTCGTCCTTGATGTCGATGACCTTGTCGGCCGAGAAGCCGACGCTGCCGCCGACCATGAAACCAGCTCTCACGAGCCGGTGAGCGGTGTCCGCCTCCGAGAATTGCTCCTTGGTGGCGAACAGCGACAGTAGCTGCAGCGCAGGCCCCATGTACTTGGCCGATGAACGCTGCACCACCTGCCACGCGATCACCGAGCCGATGGGGAACCCGCCCCAGTCGTGGCTGTTGGCGAGAGGGTGATTGTCCTCGAACTCGTCGAACAACCAGTTCTGGAGGACGATGTCACCGTGCGCGTCGGGTCGCTGGTCACTTGCCCAGTAGGGGACCGCGCGCGAGGCGAGTGCTGACTCCCACTGGATACCGCGCTCGGTGGCGATTCGCTGGAGTTCGCTCGCCTGGCCCGCTACTGCGGAGAAGTCCATCTGCTTGTCCAGCAGCTTCGCGTCCGCGCGCGCGCCAGCGATTACGCAACCGCCGCGCTTGCCGACGATGGAGCGTCCGTCCTCGGACTTCCGCACGCTGGTATGCGCTGCGTAGGTGCCGAGTCTCGACTTCTCCTTCTCGACCGCCTCGTTGAGCCGCTGGAATACGACCTCGGGATCCGTGATCAGCTCCGCCGACTTGAACTCTGTTCCTGCGATGAGCATGTGCTACTCCGTGGGAATCATCATGCACCGGCAGTTGATAACCTGGCCTGGCGGTGCGCTCAGGTCTCCAGGATATTGAAGCGCCCCGCCGGTGCCGTTCACCAGACCCGGGAGAGTGAGGTAGTTGAAGCCCCTGTCCTTGGGACCCTCATCGCCGAACAGGATGTGGTCGGGCCGAGTCGCCTCGTCGCCCGCTGATACCCATTCCTGCGTAGAGAATCCCTGAGCTCCGAACATCTGATCTCGGACGCCGTTCATCAGGTTCGCGGTCTCAGTACGCGCGATCTGCAGCGCCTTCGCCGACGACGACGAGATGTTGAATACCTGAGAAATGCGAGCCCTGAGCTGCGAGATGCTCTCTCCGGCCTGCACTCCCTGAGTCATAGTCCTTCGAAGATTGTCGATGAGCGTCTTCGGCGTCGAGTCGATGAACTTCTTCTCGCGCAAGTCGAAGTAGTTCATCAGTCGCGGATCGTCTATCTCGAACGTCGGGATGCCGATGTCGTCGAGCGTGAAGTTGTACGTCTCCTGCATCGTGCCCGTCATGGTGGGGCGCGACTTCGCCTTCAGCTGGTTGCTGGTCTCGAACAAGTCAGGCAGTATCACGGACAGGTTCACGTCTTTAGTGATTCGGCGCCTGAAGCTCTTCGCGCTCTGATCGAAGCGAGCCATCGTCTCGCGCTGCACCTGCGCGACCCACGATCGGTACGCCTTCTTCATCGCCGTCTCGAGAACAGTCTCCAGCGACGCGAACTGGCGCCAGCGCCTACCAGACGACGCTTTCCTCTGCGCCGAGGACCTCCGCACCCACGGCCCTCTAGCGGCGGCAACGGCGACATCCTCCTCGTCTTCGTCTTCTTCTTCCTCCTCGGGATCCTCTTCGAGATCCTCCTCGTCGTCGACCGCTGGTGACTCTGTAGGATCCCCAGGCACTCCCGTCTGCTCAGGAGCAGGAGGGTTGACTACATCTTTAGCTGGCATGGAGAATCCTGCCACCAGCGCCACGTGGTCACCCTCGTACTCCGGTACCTCAAGGTCCACCACTTCGAACGCGACCCTGGGAGGGACGTGCAACTTGTCACTCGCGAGTTGAGTGGCGATGGCGACTTTTTCCGTCAATCCCGCCCTCAGAGCTTCGACGCTCGAGAGGTCGAACCCGCCGAACACGCTGTCTGTCTCCTCGAAGAACACGCTCTTGTCAAGGGCGGTCTCGATCAGGTTCTGCGTCGGCAGGATATTCTTGTCCCAGAAGTTCTTATCCTGCCCGAGCTGCGTGGCGTAGTTGACGAAGTCCGTCACGCCTACGACCGAGGGCGGCACTCCCATGACGGCTAGCACCTCCTCGCGGTTCATCTTCCGCGACTCGATGAAGTCCATGTCCTCGGGCGTCAGTGCGATGCTGTCGTACTCGAAGCCTCCGCTCAGCAGCGCGATGCGAGCGGCGTTGTTCACGCCCTCGTGCTTGTCCTTCCACTTCGCGAGGTATGCCTGCTCCTCGTCCGAGCTAAGAGGCTCCTTGGATGTGATGACTCCCTTTGGAACGCCGCTGTTAGCAAGCAGTGACCGATTGTGAGCCTGCACCATCAAGTCCGTCTCGATGCCAAGGGCCACAGCGGTCAGCCTGCTCATGCCCCTGACTGGATCTAGAGGGTTAGCGAACTTGAACTGCACTACCTCTGACAGGTCCAGCTGTATCCGTATTCCAGCGTTCGAGTTGGGCATCCAGCGAGGCGGACGGTAGTACCATCCCAGCAGGTCACCGTGGTCGCCCTTCGAGTACCACGGCTCGAAGCAGTCAGGTCCGATGGGCCAGATCCTAGTCGCAGCGCCAGGAAAAGTGCTGCCACCCTCGTCGTCTGTGAGTACCCAGAATATCTCACCTCTTACAGCAAGCCACAAGTACGTCAGCTGAAACAGCTGCTCCTTCGACAGGAACGGGTTTGGATCCTGGAAGAGGTCCATGATGGGGTGATCGAAGTCCACCATGATGCCCTTGCGCATCACGCGTTTCGCCCACCTCTTCACGTCGTGCCGCATCATCGCGCGACGCTGATGCCCAGACTTCGCCCCAGTCCACTTCCTTCCAGCGTCCGCGGCACTCTTGACTCGCGTGCGCAACTGCGCGTCCGTCTCCCTGAACACCACGTACTCCGCCTGTGACGCCACCATGGACGTCACCATCGCCGCGGCGAAGACCCACGAATGGTTCGAGAACGGGTCCATCGCTCTCAGCTTCGCAGGCGCGTGAGAGCGCTGAAGGTTGGTGATGTACGTGTTGACTGACGAGAACAGGCTCTTAGCGTGAACCCCGTTACTGTTGCCGTTGATCCTCGACATGTCCAGCGGCAGACCGTCGGGACCCAGCAGCACTCTGCGCTTTTCTAGCTCCTTCACCATGTCAGCTCTCTACTTCTTGATGAAGGGCGCCGCGGGAAGGACAGTAGACGGCTCGCCGAATGGGTCGTCCTGGATGAAGCTCACTGGCGGCAAGAAGAAGATGATCGACCTCGGCGGCCTCGCGAATCGACGGCGCTCTCTCCACTTCCTCTTGACTTCCTCTAGGTCGAGGTGCCCCTCTCCTTCGGCAATGACTACCAGGTCGCCGCCGAACTCCTCGTCACTGGCGATGGATGATGGCGACACGAACTGAGTGCTATTAGTCACGATCACTGGCACGCCGAACTCCTCGGCCGTCGCAATCGCGAGAGGCAGCAAGTCGTACACGGCGAGAAGGAACGCTGCACCGAACGCCTCTCCGCTGGCGATCGCTGCTGGGAGGATCGTCACCCCTCCGGGTGCCACTACATGAACCCCGAACGCCTCACCTGACGCCGTCCCTGGTGGCAGGAGAGTGGGCCCTGAAGGGGTGACGATGTCGGTACCGAAGGCCTCGTTCGACGTGATGCCCGTCGGGAGCAGTGTCTTCGTGATGGGCTTGATAGCCAGGACTGAGAAATAGCACTTGACAGAGTCGACGTTGGTGTATTGTATCTCGAAACCCAGCGACGTGAACTGCGTAATCGTCCCGATTATGGCTGTAGTCAGCCCGCCATCATGGTCCGGCAAGTACGGGAATGAGTTGTCGTTGTCGCTCTGAGTATCAGTAACGGCTGACAAATCCTCGACGGCGACAGAACTGTTGTACTGCGAACTTGGACCAGTGGACTGCCAAAGGCCGAACGCTCCAGCGCGCCCATCCTGGAAGTTGGTACTCAGAGTGTTGATCTTGCTATTCCAACCGAACACGGTCTGCGGCCTGAAGCCCGGGGCCCCGTGTTCGTGTGTCATCACTGAATCGCGCGACTGGACCAAGTCGAGCGTAGTCTCATTATCACACTTCACGGCCATGTAGTAAAACTCGAACCCCGCGCCGTTAACTTGATTCGCAGTGAACCCAGACGAGTCGAAGTTACTAATCTCCACCGCTCCGAGGACGCTGGCATTTTCAATGTCGCGCAGAAAATACTGACTATCCACTCGTGCTGAAGGAGCGCCATCCGTTACGTTGTGCGCCTCGAAGTAACTGAACGCATTCTGCGTCTGACCAAAAATGCCTTCGTTATTGGCGAGGCCCATCAAGAATTTGGCGCCGGTCTGGGCGGCGCCTACTGACGACTGCACTGTCGAGATTCCCTCTAGGAAGCTGGCAAGAAATGGAACTGCCGTGATGACGTGATCACCTGCTGAGGTGTCGCCAGTCCCTACGAAGCACTCATCGTTGCCCTCATCGAAGTAGAGTCTCGCTTCCACGAAGAACGAGTTGGCCCATGCATTGTCGACGTTCAGGCGTATTCCATCCGTGATGAAGCTATCGAAGGCCGCACTACCGTTGACCGTCCCGCCGACATCGACGAGCATCGCACAATAAGCGATGCTCTTGATCCTCCGCGTGACGGTCAGAACTGATACGTTGCCTGACACAAATGAGACGCAGCGATTGCTGACCCCATCCGTAAACCCTAGGCCCAAGCGCGCCCCGTTGGTCGGCGTCACGTCGGCAAGCCCGCCAGAGACCTTGAAGGTGGCACCGATGCAGGTACCCATGCCAGTAGCAGTGAAGTCCCACGCCCCTGTCGCGAGAGCGGCCGTGGTTCTTACGATTGCCTCTCGCATGACTCGATCTACTGCGGAAGGTTGGCCAGCAGCAACGCGTGCGCGATGCTGGCTTCGCTGGAGAGAGGGGCGTCGAGCAGGTTCACCAACTCGCTGGGATCGCCGTCCAAGTCGTGCAGCGCCTCGATCTTGTTACCCGAAGTGCCGGAAGGCAGCATTTTCTGGTCGACGTACTTCCAGCGCGCGTCACGAATCATACGCGACCACGGCGTCGTTGGACTCGGCGGTGCGCCAACCGCGTGATACCAGTCGAGCGTGAGGAACTGGCGCGGCGTGGCGATCGACGACCAGCCGACCAGGTCATCACAGAAGTCCACACTGTCGGGAGCGAGCGTGACCTCATCTCCACGCAGCCTGCGAACCGTCGCCCACAGGTCCGTGGCGGCGATCAGCCTGTCGGACACGCCGGGCACGACGCCCGTTCCACACGCGAAGAGCGGCGTGTTGTTGCCCGTCTCCTTGTAGCTGTTCTTGCCTGCGTCGCTCGAACCGTTGTCACACGCGACGATGACGACGTAGCCCTTCGCGACGGCGTCTTGGATCACCACACCCAGCCAGTAGTCCAGGTGGAAGAGCATGTCGGAGCGGATGCGCACGTCCGTCGTACCCTGGTATACCTTGCCCAGCGGCTCATCGTTAGGCGGGAGCTCGAACGGCGAGTGGATGGCGGAGAAGCTGGCGTGGATCAACTCTGTTCCTGCCGCCAACTCACTCAGCGTCAGGTAGGCAACACGCGAGGTATTGTGCTGCGTCTGCTGGGTGATGACGACACCGGCGGAATCGGCATCGTACTCCTTCCAGTTGTAGTAACCGGTTCCGCCGATCAGCAAGCCACTCAGTAGCCCGACGAAGCGATCCCAGCCCTGCGTGATCAAGTGCACAGGGAACGTTGGACTGTTGCTGGTGTGCCACTTTCCGATCTTGACCTTCTGGCCAGGGAGCCCACTCGGAAGCCACGCACCGGCAGGACCGTCGAAGTTGTCAGCCGGCACCACAAGCCGACCGACATAGTTCTCAGGGCGATACGCGTCCGCACCGCTGAGCGCGCGCGCTCTGAAGAGCGAACAGTTGGGCGCCGCCCAGAAGGTGTTCCAGCTGCGGCCGCTGGCGATCAACGCTGCGATGTTCGAAGCGCCGCCGCTCGACATCGCGTTGCTCAACTGGTCTCGACCCAAGTCGTCAAGGTCGATGAGCAGTACTTTCCTGGCGACGCTCTCTTTGCCACCTGATGAGCTCACGTGACTCCGCCCCGCCACTGATTGCGCCGTGACTCCTGCTGCTATTTTCATTAGCTGTCTCCTGTTCAGCATGGTTTGCTAGCGGTCTACAGCTTGAAGATCTTGTTCGCCCCGTTGTCCCACTGGATGGTGATGTCGCCACCGTTGGGCGTCACAGGCAAGCCTGTAGCAGTATCGATGTTCGCGATCAGCCGCGACGTCGCCTGCACGCCCGTGTCCTGCCAGATCACGAGCTCCTCCGACGGATCACCCGTGACGCCAGTGAACGTGGCGTCTGCGGCGTCGGCCACTCCCAGCGTAGCTGTCTTGCTGGCAAGGTTGCTGGTCGTGGCTACTTTCGCAGCGCCGGGGATGTCGTCTGCGAACTGGTCGACGTCGATGTCCACCGTGTAGTCGGCGGCATCGATGAGGTAGACCTTGATGTCGTCGACTGTCCAGTCGATGTCCCCCTCGAGGAACGCCTGCCGACCAAGTCCGTAGAGTGCGTTTGCCATGTGATCTCTGTCCCGATACTAGGTTGCTAAACGTTGAGGCTGAGGAGCGTCTCTAGCATCAGACGCTCGTCGGTGAACATGACACGAACCTTCTGCTGCGCCAAGAAGCTCACGCCCATGGCACTCAGAGAATCGTCCTCTCCACTTCTCGCCAGCTGCCTCAGCCACGAGATCGACTTACCGTCAGCGGGCTTCGTACTCCTCGGCTTGACGTACGTTTCCGAGTCCGATTCACTTGATCGCCACACGTTCAGCTCCTATTTCTGACTGCGCTCATGAGAAGATATCTCCCTCGAGAGTCGCGATGCTGGGTTTCGGTCTGCGGTGCTTGCGCATCTGGTAGGCGACTGCCCACTTCATGACGCTGTCGTCGTGCGAGCCGCTGTCCGCTTCGAACTTTCCGCTACCCTGAAGCCTGAAGCTGAGGCACTCTCCCAGGAAGTCGCGATCAGTGGCGATGAGTGCTCCGTCTTCTAACGCGTTCGCGAGATCGTCGATCATCATAGGACGAGTTACGCCGTTGGTCGACCAGCCTGCCTTGGACAGCTTCTTGTTGGCGTCCCGCTTGTCTTCGTCGCTCACCTTCGTGAAGTAGAACAGCGAACCACCGGAGTGGTGCGGGCGGCCGTATCCCAGCTCGATCACCTTCTGCAGGACCGCGTGACCGTGATTCTCTCGCTCGATGCCGAGGAGCGCGCTGTTGTACTCCTTCGACAGGCGGACTGCGTGATCAGCTAGGACAGTCGGCTTGAACAGGCCGTGGACCCACGCAACCTGCTTGCCATTGTCGCGCCTCAGTACGCCGACTCCGTTTGGGTCGCACCCAGGCAGGCCCTCGCTGGTGTCGCAGCCCGCCACGTACTCTACTCCTGGTTGCGGCTCCTCGATCCTTGTCTCGAAGCCGCCAGGTAGGTGCTTGCGTACTGGCTCAGGCACATTCTCGAGCAGCGACAGTACCACGTCGACGTCGAAGAAGCAAGTACCGCTGGTAAGGAAGCACGTCTCGTCGTCCTCAGGATATTCCTGCATGGCGAGACGCTTTAGCGACCTCCGCTTCTGCCGGCGGAAGGCGATCTGAGCGACCGAGAGGTCGTACTTCTTGAAGAGCGCTTTCTCTTCGTCGCTTAGGGTATCGACGACCTCTTCGGGATCGAACGATCCCCGCACAGCGACGTTCAGCGGGTCAAGCCACCACGGCAGGAATATCGGCCACCAGTCGTTGAGACCCTTCTTCGCGTCTGTGTAGCAGTGGTAGAACCACTCCCTGCCGTTAGGCGTCCCTTCGAACACCACTTCGCCGTTGCTCGCCGCCTCTTGGATGCCCGCTACTAGGGCGTCCATGTCGGTCATGTGGTTGGGACCGTCGAGCCAGTACGGCACCTCTGATCCGTGCACCCGCTGGAGGGTGTCACCGCGGCTGAAGCCGTGTGTGGACGCAGTACCGATGAAGAAGTAGGAGCCGTTAGCAAACTCGAGCGCCGACTTCGAGTCTCCTATCAGTCGCTCTCTCTGAGGATCTCGCTCCGCGAACATCGTCGCCATGCGGAAGATCCGCTGCGTGCTCTCCATCTTGTGAGCGAGCGTCGCGCAGTATGTCATCGGCCTCTGCACGCAGGCCGAGTAACTCTCTCCCTGTTCCAGCGTGGTGAAGCCGCCACGGCGATACTTCAGCAGAAGCATCTTCGAGTATCCGCGCCCACGCGCGAGTCTCTTGATGGCGAGATAGCGCCTCTGCATGCGCATCATCTCAAACGATACGATGGGGGCCCATCCCACCCTGTACTCGCCGAACTGCTCCAGCGCCTGCGTCCGCTGCCTGGTGGACAGCGCCTCAGGCCTCTTGTCTGTGCGCACGTACAGGCGAGATTTCGCGAACGCCCTGAACGGCTTCTGCTCAGGCTCCACGTCCTCGAGCATCATCAGCCGAGAGTAGCGAGGATCGTCCTCCGGCAGCACTCTCGCTCGCTGGTCGGGGAAGGCGGCTACCAGTTGCGGAGCCCTCACTCTCAGGAGGCTCGAATCCTGGCGCGACCTACAGAAGTCGTAGAACCAGTGGCCACGGTCGGCGATCTGGCCCGCTACTACAGCGTCACCTACGAGCTTAGTTCCCAGCGCCAGCACCGGGTCTAACTTCAACTGGTGGGCGTCGACGGCGTACAGTGCGTCGACGGCAGGAAAATGCAGCGACGAGATCGACTTCTCATCCCTCAATACGAGAAGAGACAGCCCTCCCACCTCGTACAGCCACCCAGTAGTGAGAGCAATCGGCTTCTCTCGCAGCCACCGGCCTAGGACCATTCTAGCGCTGTCGGGCGTTGGACTGAGGAAGGCTATCCTCGATCCTCGCTCTCTTGACAGCGCAAACGCGAGGAGCGCCTGAGACGACCTGCAGTCCAGAGCGGCGTGTTCCAGCGCTGACAGGCCCGTCATTCCCTTCATGGGACGAAGGACCTCGGGCATCTGAACGCTCAGTACCACTTGGCGGCTCGGTGGGTCGCTCGTATTCGCTCTGGTGTTCCTCGCTACTGCCTGCTATCTCCTATCTCTATTATCTATGTCTACTGCTGTTACCAGGTCCGCTGATGGGCGGACGCTGCCTCGCTAGTCAGCAGGCGGATCGTTGTACACGGCCCTGAGCGAGTCGGTGCTGCGTAGGTACACGGATCGCTCGAGGTCGCTGAGGGCGACGTCGTTGAGCACGTACATGTCGTGCCTGTCGCAGACGGGAACTGCATGCGATTTGAGCGTCAACCTGGGCAGCAGCTCACCTTCTGAGGCGCTCACGAGGGTGGCGGACTGCTGAAGCGCGATGTCCCTCATCGAGGCACTGAGATTCACGTCGCTGGAGACGTACGCATCGTGCCTGCCGGCGACGATCACAATCGTCTCCCTGACTTGGTCGACCTTGACGTCGCCCTTCGACTTGAACAGGGAACACGAGGAGCAGGAGGCGAGCAGGCCGACGATGAGGACGAGGCCGATGCTGAAGCCGTGGGACTTGCTTGTGTGTGTCATGTTCTGGTTCCTCACTTCACCGAGCTCAGGGCGACGAGAGCGGACTTGACGGCGACGGTCATCAGGCCGCCCACCACGTCCCACGTCGAGTCCACGATGCGCAGCCGGTTGGCTTCCGCCACCGTCCTGGCCTGCGCGCCGATCTCGTTGACCAGGTCTTCGCGACCGGTCGACATGGCCTGCACGAGGTCGGCAGTCATGGCCTCTGCGAACTTGACGAGGTCCTCCTTGGCGCCGACGAGGACCGTCGACAGCTCCTTCTTCAGCATGTCCTTGAGGCCCTCGGCCATGACTTGCCAGTCCACGCTCGTCTTCATCTTGTCTGCGTTCATGCCGGATCTCCGTCCTCGATAGTAGTTTGAGTGGTGCGGCGATTGCGAGATCCGAAGACCTCGCGACTGTCGATTCCTCCGACGTCTGTCACGGCCTGCGACCGCGGCTTGACGTTGGTGATCTTCTTGTTGGCGATCACGACGAGCATATTCGCCAGCTCGAGCACCGCCACTCGCACTTCCTCGTCCTCTTGCTTGGCAGCGTGGTCGACGACGAAGCGCGCGAATTCCACGACCTGGGACACCGTCATGCCCTTCAGTGCACTCACCAGCTCGACCCCTACCTTCTCAGCGAACCTGTCCATGCTCACGTGATCACCACCACTCTGCTGTCTGCCTCTGACGTAGGAAGGTGGATGTCATTGAGTCTTGCGATCAGGCGGTCTGCGAGGTCCTTGTCCACCGTCGCCACTTCCTGCTCCACCGCCTTCACCATCTGCTGCACTACCAGGTCCACCGCCGGGGCGATCGCCGAGTTGGCGTCCAGTGCGCGGATCTTCGCGGCTCGCATCACGAGGTCGGCGACGTGACTCATGGCGTTGCGAGCGCCAGCGATCGCGGCCGCCTTGATGTCGGTGCTCGTCTTCTGGCTGTTGCTCTCGTCCAGGCATGCGGCCTCGAAAAGCTGTATCGACCTCAGTGCAAGGATCCTCGACAGGTCGATCTCCTCATCGAGGACCATCCTCTCGTTGCCGCTCTCCTCGGCCTGCTTCAACAGGTCCTTGAGTCGCGACGCTGCGTGCTTCGAATAGAAAGCTGACATGTCCTTCTGCCTGAACAGGACAGACCGCCCTCCGTGGTGCTTACAGTAGTCTCTTCCCGGCTCTGACCAGTGTCCGCACTGAGAACGCTGCTTATTGGGGGATTGGCACCTTCGAGGATGGTTGGGCGGTGGACAGCCGCCCTTCTTGAAGTCGAACTTTACGGCGGGGTCCTTGAACCACGTCCTCGGCGTCTCGTAGTCTTCTGCAAGGCGTCGACGCTTGTACACCTGCGAGCTCGCGCCCGCCGCTCACAGGCCGGCGATGATCCTGCGCTTTTTCGTCCGCAGGTCCTGGCACTCCGTCTCGAGCGCCTGCAACTTCGTGTTGATGGCGGAGATCTCCGACTCTCGGTCCTTGTCGATGACTAGCCGCTTCTCGACGTCGCCTGATGCCACGATCGTGCGCACTCCGGCGACCACTACTGTGACGTCGCCCACCTTGTCGCACTCGACGTAGCCTGGTGCGCCGTCGAGACGCACCAGCTGGCTTGAGAAGAAGCGAGCCATGGACGTCAGCCTCGAGGCTCGTGGCGCTCTTCCACGGTGTCGGCGTCGTCGTCGGCCTGAGGCTCGAGGCGCAGAGGATGACCGAGAGGCAGCGTACGACGGTCGCGCACTTCGCCGTGGCCCTCGTGGCGCTCCTCGACCTTGTCGGCGTCGTCGTCGAGCATCTCCGAGCGACTACGTTGGCCTTCGTTGGGCAGGCGACGAGCGGGATCCGTCGGCGACGGCGTCTCAGGATTCGACTCCAGAACCACGATGTCCTTCGCGTTGAACCCTCGCTTGGTGCCGCCGACGTCGACGATCCAGTCGCCTCCGCCGCCGTTGCCGACGACTACGCCGGTAGCTCCGCGCGCTCTGACGCGTGCTCCGATCGAGATCCGCTTCGGCTCCACGATCGGTCTCGACTCCGTGCTGCGTCTCGCGAACGGTCTCGGCTCACCACTGAGTTCGTCTCTAGGTTCCATGTGCACTCCTGATGTGAATCCTGCTGTGATGTGTGTCACAGATGTGAGAGTCGTATCTTAGCACGTGCATGAGCGCGCGTACACTATAAAGTGATAAAAGCCCTAAGTTGTTGCACCATCAACGCTTGCATCAACCAGCGTCAATAGATATGTCATCGTTGGTCATCACTCCCTGGCTAGAAAGCACCTGAAGTACGCGTGCTGCGACCCTAGACTCGAGCTCTCTCACTAGGCCGCCCTCCAGCTTCGACTGATAAGAACGAGACCAGTCCATCCTGCGCGCAAACTCACCCGCGCTCATCTTCGACGCCTCTCTAGCCCTTACGAACGCGCGAGCATCGAACGACCAGCGAGATGGTCTCATGATCTCGACGTCGATCATCACCTCCTCCTCGAGTACCTCGCTTGCCGGCGTGGCCCAGCACGACCTGCACACCGCGCTACCGACAGTGAGCACCCACTGCTTGGAGTTCGTCTTGATTCCTCCGCACTTAGGACACCTCCTGTCTCTCGGCAATCTAGCCTCTCGCCTCCGCCTTCTCACCTCTGCTCGCCACTCACTCACGTCGCGAGGATCCGACCAGTCGCACTTGCGTTGCAGCTTCCGCTGGAACCACGCCTCTGCCTGCCGCCGACCTTCTATCGACCAGAAGGCGCGCTCGAACTGCTGGTCCGACTTCTTTGAGTCTCTGGATTCCAATCGACTTCTCCACTGTTTCCTAGTTGGTTAACATCACACCGTGCAATAGTACCACCCGGATCGGACCAGGTACCGTCAATGCGTATAAGTAGTAGTAGTATGCTGGACTTTATGTAAAGGTAGTATATAAGTATAGCTAGATGAAGCACTTAGGGCTACGATGCTCGGTGAAACTCACAACTGATTGCACGTTGTAGTGTTAACCACTTAGTTCACCCGAGGAATTGGTCTATAGCGGGCGCCCAATCCGATAGCCACTGACGTATCCGCTCAGAATCCGCAGTACTGACTGAACGGGTAGCACTCACTCGACAGCGACGCGAGGTGATCAAGTATCGTGATGCCGTGAGGAAGCCCGCCGGGCCACGACATCAGCACCCCCTGGTCGACATCCTCGACCAGCACCGCTGACTGAGTCCTCTGCGCCACGACGAAGAACGGCACCCTCGCCTCTACCAGCTTTCTGGCGGTATCTCGCTGCTTGTCGCTTAGGTCGTTGTCCCCAGCCTTCAGTTCCAACCACCCGGCCCACCTCCTGTGCGCCACGTACCTGTCCGGCAGGTATCGCTGGTAGAGCGACCCGTGCAGCTTCTTGTAGAAGGCGCCTATAGACGCCATTCTCTGCGCGAACTCGCGCTCGAGGTCCGCCTCCAGCAGCCTCCCCGCCCTAGGCCCCGACCGCCTACCAACCACTGAGCACCACTCTCAGTCTCATAGCAGGCCCTTGAGCTTCTTCTGCAGCCAGCACGCTGGACACGGCTCGATTTGGTGAGTTCCCACTAGCATGAAAAGTGGGTACGCTACGAGCATGAGGTAGAACGTCACGCCTTCACCTGCCTCTGCAGCCTGTCGACTTGCGCTCGTTCCTGCTCCAGCGCGAAGCGAAGGCTGCGGTTGTTCTCTGTCGTCTCCACTACTTGCGCGTGAAGGATGGCGATCTCGGCGCTGAGATTGGTGATCTGTGCAGGAGCGTTCGCGATGAACTCGGCGTTGGCAGCTGACGTAGGTCCATTACCAGTATGGCACACGTCGGCTGTACCGTCGTCCTTCTCGCAAAGAACGGCATAGAAGTCCAGTGATCCAGTTTCTCCGTAGCTGCGCCTGATGACGCCTTCCACGTAAGCGACTAGCGCCTCTATGGACTGATATGGGCGACCTTCAGCGTCAACGAGTCTAGCAGCGTACCACTTGCTGGGATCGAGGTTCACGTCACCATCTCCTTGATGAAGTACCCTATCACCGCCGCGCCGCCCGCGATCAGCGCTAACCACTGCATGACGCGCCAGCTGTCTTCGCCGTCGCTCTCCAGCCCGCCCTCAGTGAGGTCGTCCTCATAGTCCTGATCGTCATCGTCGAGGCCACCCAATCCCACTCGTCGATAAGGTACTGCATGGCAGAGACCTCACGCTTCGTCGGCCTGTGGTTCGGCGTCGGCTTGGTCCACGACCAGCTTCCGTCGCGCGAGTACGTGTAGCCTTTGGACTCGAGATAGGCGATAGCCTCGGAATCCCAGCCCGGCCATTCTGCTCTGAGTTCGTCGCTAGCTGTAGGCATCACCACGTCTCCATTGACATCGGCGCTGCGGGCTGCACCGCGGGAGGCGGGTCAGAGACGAATATGAATCCGTGCTCGCGAGCCTCAACTGAGAGGCCCGCCTCACGATATTTCTTTGCGATGACCTCAGACTGATCCTTACTGTACTGATCCGCAAGGAACGGATCTTCAGTGAACTGAAATGCTGGATTGTCGCCGCACAATCGATGATGCCCGCGAAGGTATTTCGGGGGCTGAACTAGCAGCTCGACGAACCAATAGAACTGCGTGCTACGGTCGGTGGACATGTTAGAAGACTCTCAGTGCGTGGACGATGATCGCGAACGCGAGGATAGCGACGACGATCAGTAAGAGCTGGTCGTCGCTGCTGCCGTTATCGTGAGGACTGCGACCCACGGCTAGCTAGATAGCTGGTTAGTTAGCGCTCTAGCCTTGGATGATCGAGCCGAACACCTTCCAGCCGAGAAGGGCAACGCACGCCCAGACGAGGAGTGCTGACCCCAAGCCCGACCAGTTGCGATCGCCGCCGCGGGCGTAGGGCACCGCACCTAGGACGAACCAAAGGATCATCAGAATCCAGAACAGAAGTGAAGCGCTCATGTGTTACCCTCCTTGGGACCGGTCATCTGGAAGCCGTCGCGCAGGTAGCGATTGACTGCCTGCGCCGTGAACTCGGGGCGCCACCTGGCGCGGGACTGTTGGCGAGCTTCGAGCATGAACTCGTCGAAGCCGCCGACGCTGCGGCGGGGCATGGGATACTTCTTAGTAGACACGTAATCCGCATCCTCGAGATCGTAGTTATCGAACTGCTGGACGAGGTCCGACGTATTGCCGAAGACCTCGACACCGGGCCAGTCGAAGATCACGTTGCCCTCCGAGTAGACGGCATGCACGCCGTGGTCAAGCACTCCGTCGTCGCCCTTGTGATCGCCGTTGATGTTCAGCGCGACAAGCTGAGTGCCCTTGGCGGAGTGGGCGATGAGGTTGCGGATCATCTGGCCACTCTTGATGTTGCGCAGCAGATCCCCCCATCCGCGAGGATCCGCGTCATTGATGTCTGCGCCCTCAACAACTACGTTGCCGATGGCCTTGAACTTCACGCCTCCCGGCTCAGGCGTGTTACCACCTCCCAGTTGCAGGCCAATCGGACAGCGCACGAAGAGGTTGTTATAGGCGACGCCGCCCGACCGCATCTGAGCCCCGTGCGAGCCTGGTCGAGAGATGATATTGCCTCGCAGCACGCAGCCCGTATTGCCATTGTCGAAGTAGACATCGTGGCTGTAGATGTTGGCGTCGCCGTTATTGTCCAGCACGCACTGTTCGACCAGCAGGTCGTCGACGCCGTAGGCATAGATGCCCTGGCTGCGCCCGCCGACGATGGGTGAGGTGGCGTCGACGATCACGCAGCGTCTCAGTATCACGTCGCTAATCCGGCCCTCCACTCCTAGGAGGGCGACGTTGATTCCGTAGCCCTCGACGAGGCAGTCCTCGATGAGCAAACCCGCACCCTTTCTCAGGAAGCTCATGCCGGTTTCAGCGTGACCGTTGAAGTGCAGGCCGATGACGGCGAGGTGGTCCACGCTGTCGGGCGCGTCTCCACCTCCCTGCGTTAAGACGCCACCCGGTCGCCAGTCATGAGCTTCGGCCTGTCGGGCTGCGTGCCGTAGGAGCCGATGATCATGGGCTCCAGCACTGAGCGACCGGACATCTTCCAGTGGCCGAGGCTCTCTGTCCACGTGTCGCCCTTTCGGAGGAACATGGCATCGGGGAAGCGATTCCTCATCAGAGACTTGGCCCTCTCCAGAGTTTTCACTGGAGTCTGATACCTGAGGCCGTCATTGCCGTCAGAGCCCATCGACGACGACACGAAGATGTATCGCGCATCGTCGAAGTGCGGGAAGTGGGTCCACTTGGTTCGCATGTTAGCCTTTACTCGTCTAGTTACGAGAATACCTGAGCAGCGGCGACGCCGGCTGCCGTTCCTGCCGCTGCGGAGACGCCCATCAGCCAGTAGACGCGCGAGCTCACATCGTCTAGACGCTTGTTGATGGAGTTGAGTTCCACCTTGCGAGGGAAGTCAGTGGACTGTTCGCGCATCATATCCAGGATTCCGTTGTGATGCTTGAGTCGCTCAGCCGTACTAGTTTCCGCGATCTTGACGGCCTTCTCGACCTCCACGTAGCGAACCTGAGTCTTGGACTCCAGTTCGCGTATCAGCGCTTCCATGTAGTCTCTGAGCGAGACGCGCGTGTCGGTGTCCCTCGACGCCCTCTCAAGGGCGTCGAGTCGAGCCTGTAGTGCTGCGGTAGCGGTCACAGTAGGATCGTCGAGTTGGGGCATGTCACCAGTCCACAGGTTCCAGGGGCCGCAGGCGCCGATGATCGGGTTCAGGGTACAGGTCCCGGAGCGTATCTAGTTCGAACTCGCGTAGCGCGCTTTTCATTCGGCACGGAAGGCACCATTCGTCTCTGTCGAGTACTAGCGAGACCTTCGCGCATTCGTCACCAGGCTGATCGTTGAAGTACTCGCAGCCGCGGTCGATTAGCTCCTTGCATGCCTCGATGATTGCTTGGGCCTCTCGCTGGCTCATAGTATCAGGTCCAGCGTGAACATCAGCACCATGAACGCGATCAGCACGACTGCGCGCGTCCACTCCCTGCTGTTTCGGTCCTCGTCGGCACTCGACGCGGCTCTGAGAACCTCTAGCTCATCCAGCCCGTGCCTACACACGCGGCGTCTCCTCGAACGTCTGTGAAGTCGCCTCTGGCGGGAAGAGCGTAGTCAACATCGTGACTTTGTCGGTCCACCACGTCTTGTCCTTGTCTGCGTATTCCAAGCAGCGATTTATTATTCCTGCGGCCCACGAGGCGATGTACTGAACGCATGAGTCGCTGATGAGCGAGCCGTGATGTCTCTTCAGCGTGATAGTAGTAATCTTGGCCTCTATGACCGCGCTGTCGTGAATCAGGTACACAGAGTCGTTGAGCATCAGGTGTTCCATTCCGTCTCCTCGTTCCTCTCCAGGATCCTGCGCGCGAGGGCGACCCACACTTCCCACGGCTGCGCCTTCACGGTGCGGCCGTCGTCCATCTTCTGAGGATCGACGATGATCCAGCCGCCTCCTCGCCCCTTCCTCAGCGCCACCCTTCCCGACCTGCACTCGTCGGGGAGCTCGATGCCTGCGCAGCGGTGGCACTGGCCAAGAAGGCGGTGATCGTCGCATGCCAGTGCGCCGCAGGTCCTGCACGGTCTCATGTCGCCCTTCGGCTCAAGCCTGCTGGTACAGATGCGGCACTTGAGCCGCCTCCTGTTGTACGCGCCCTTCGTAGTAGCCTTCGTCATGCTAGTCCTTTTTGCTTCCTGTCCTCTTCCTCTCCCTAGCGAGTTGGACCTCTATTCGCTCGCGAGCGAACTGCAGGTCCTTCTTGAGCGACTCGACTTCCGAGATCTTCATCGCGCAGCAGTCGTGGCACCAGTCGGCGTCGAGTGCACGTACCGTCAGCCTCAGCGGCAGCCTCTTCTGGCAGCGGTGACACGAGACTGTATGACCTCGCTGGTCTCCGCTCACGATTCGCCCTTCATTGTTTCGGCCCTCATAGCCTCGATGACGATCTCTGTAGAGCGGTGGGCCAACTTCACCGCGAGCAGAAGCGCCTCCTCACTCTCGTCGTCATGTATCGAGCAGTGGTGGACTTGGCAGAACTCCTTAGCCTTCAAGAACTCGAGGTAGGCGCCTACGGCTGGGTGCTCCACTGCGAGCAGCACGCCCACTTGGTCGAGCCTCCTGATGTCGCTGTTGGACAGCTCAGGCTGGCTGTCCATCGACGCTACCAGCTCGTCTCTGACTCGAAGCACCTTCTGACGGTCTACGTCGTCTAGCATGTCATCTTCGTAGTCGCTCATGCTCCGTACCTCATGTCGTGGTAGATGGCCACCATTCCGCAGACGGAGCACGTGGCAGACGACATGTTCTCCGACTCGAAGTCAGGACCATCCCACTTGTGATCGCAGTCCTTGACGTAGTGCAGCTTCAGGCACTCGAGGATGGGCAGCCCACAGCGGCGATCGCACGTGTAGCCGCATGCGCAGCGGCACTCGCCAGTACTCGAGTCACTCTGTTTCTCAGGTGGCTCGCAGTACGCGCACGTCGACCCGCCGCCTGAGACTGCTACCAGCTTGAGGCCGCAGGAGGGGCACACGGCCGGCCCACCTGACTTGGACCTCACGCTGTCATCCTCGCCGTATGACATGTCTTGGCAGTCGGGGAAGGGACCAGTCATGACTTTTTCCTGTCGGCGCGCGCCTTCGTCATCGCACCGTCACACCGCTTCCTGTACGCGAAGAGGGCGTCGAGCACAGGTCCTTCTAACGCGATACGCGTAGTGCGATCTTGCCCGCGCAAGTCGAGCGTGATGTGGTATCCATCGAAGCTGGCATACACGCCGTCCCCGAGATACTCGTCGTTCACGATGGCCTTGGGTGTGTCCTGATGCTCCATGATGCTAGTCCTAGTTGGGTGTATAGTAGACCTCCCAGTCCGCCCTGGTGTTCCTGGGTGTGACTGGGAGGCCCCTGCAGTTCTCAGGCTCTGTATCGGCCTACTGACCTACCATGATCTGGTACAGCGCGATAAGGCCCGCCTTGTTGTCGAGCTGGAACGTCGGTTTCTCGAGCATCTTGGCTAGCGGATTCCCGCCGAACGCGTCCATGATGAGGGCATCCACGCCTGTAGACCCTGCCCTCTTCGCAGACGCGAGCAGCGACCACGTCTGCCAGTTGTCGAGATCGAGCACGACTGGTTGCGGCTTGTTGGTAAGCGTGTAGGCAGGCAGCGCAGGATTCTTGGGCCGCGGCGTCGAGCGCGTATACGGCGAGCCCTTGCCCATAGCCCAGTGGAACGCGTACCTATCGCCGACGTTGCGCAGCAGCACCGCGTACCGAGGATCTCCAGTCGCAGCGTAGCACGCAGCTACGCCGGCGCCCACGTTGATCCCGTCCTCGATGGCCTGCGTAGCGGCGTCGTCTCCGAATCCGTCTGTAGGCTTGCCCGACTCGTGCGCCAACCAGCACCCGGATGGGAGCTGCGAGCGCTCTAGCACGGTGATGTTCGCCTCCATCCACGGCTTCAGCCTGTCGCGGTTCGGCGTCACCTGGTACCACGCCGCTACGGCGAAGCGGACCCAGCCCGCGTCGCGCCCGCCGAAGGCTCCCTTGCCTGGGAACTGTGCGGACTTCGCCAGCGCCGCGGCTAGCTCGCCCTCGCCAGTCTCGTATGAGTACATGCGAGCCTGTTCTGCCTCGACCTCCAGCGACCAGCGGCCGATAGAGTCGTTACAGAGCCACACCAGCGAGCACGATGCTGCGGTCTTGCGACCGTGGTGTTGAAAGTCCAGCGGCTCATACGACGCGAGGTAGCTCTCGTAGGAGGGTCGAAGTCCTAAGGCTTCGACCTGGTCGCGGCGCCACTGGCTCGCAGCCTTCCAGTTCAGCTGGCCCTCCTTGCCGTTCCACATGACGCCTGGATAGGCCGATAGTTTCCAGCCAGGTGCGAGCTGCTCCGCTCGCTGAACGCCGCCCTGCATGTCGAAAATGCCAGTGCGGTGTCGGTCTGTGATAGTGCGGTGGTACGCCATCACTTCGTGCAGCTTGTCCGCGCGGCCAGTGAGAAGAACTCCCAGCCCGTCGTACTGCCAGATGCCAATGCCGCCTGTCACGCCGCCGTAGGAGCTGCCCCACGGGTGGTATGGACCCGCGGCGCCGCTGTTGCCGCCGCCTCCTGCGGGTAGCGACGTGCCGTTGGCCAGCGCGTTGCGCATACCGACCACAGTCATCTCGTAGGGATAGGCGTCTAGGTTCATCCCAGCGACGTACGTCGGCATGGGCATCGCCTGCGGGAAGTACCACGGCGTGTTGGGGTTCTGCGGCGACCACAGCCCCTTGCCGGGAACACAGACCCCAAAGCCGTCCATGCGCAGCGCAGACAGCGCGCGTGCTGAGTCCTGCGGTTCGTACACGACAAAGCGGAACTCCGTGCACTGCTTCTGCAGCATCACATGCATGGTGCCGTCGACGTTCGCTTTGATCAGCGCGCCATTGGGATCTGCCCACGGATGAGGCAGCAGGTGCGCGACGACCTGGCCTGCCGGTATGTCGATCAAGCGCAGATCAGTGAAGTAGGAGTCGCCCTGGACGGGCACTGGTCCGTTGTGCACTACCAGTTCGCAAAGAGTGAAGTCCTCACCTGCGATTTGGGTCTCAGCGATGATGAACCCGAGCAACGCGTCGCCTGCCTGTGAGCGCAGGTAGCCGCGCCGCTCCTCCGTCATGGCGACTGGGCCAGAGCGCGTCATGACCGAAGTCGCGTCAGTCGAGACGTACGTAGTTCCAGCGTGGTCGACGGCACGCAGCTTCAAGTCCACGTCGGTGGAAACAGCTGGCCCTGGGATGGACGCACCTGCGACGAGGCCGAACTCCTGCGTGCCTGCATTGGTCTGGGCGAGCGCCATGATCTCGACCATGCGCGCCTCGTCTTGTGGTCCGCGAGTGACGACAGTGGCCTGCGTCGCGAGTGCTCGACCGTCGCGGTCGACGAGGTGCATCGGCCCCAACTGTGCCACTGGGACGTTGACCCGTATGACGAGTTGGCCAGAGTCGGGAGGCGAGACGCGGACGCGAGCAAGCACTCCACTCGGGTCCACGGGCGGCGGGCGAGTACCAGGGTCGACGGGAGGCGGCCTCACCGGCGGCGGCCTGGTCGGCTCGTCGGGCCGCACGTACGGCGGGCGGTCGGGCCTCGTGACGACGATGACACCGCCGCCAGCTCCGCCGAGGGCGAGCAGCGCGAGCCACACCTTTCGAGCGCGTGGTGACATGCGTCGCAGAATCTCCGGCGTGATGCGCGACAGGAAGGACGTTCGATCTTGAGGCATTGTGATCTCCTAATGCTACTCGTTCCAGCAAGCCGCACAGTACGGCTGCCTGGGAAGTGGCTTAGTCGCTACGTCGAGGTGTCTCGAGTCGTGACCGCAGGGGAGCGTGCCGGAGATCACGCCGCCTCCCCTGCTTACCTTGATACCGCTCTCGGCGACGACGCCGACGAACCCGCCTTCGCACGTAGAGCCGGTGACACGACCGTTGCTATGAAGGGTCGCTTGCCACTCTCCATCGTCGTGCCTATCGATGACATCGGCGTGCGTGAGATCGAGGCGGAAGATGCGCTTGAACGCGTGTACCGCCTTCTCGTGACCGTCGCGCTCATAGTCCTGACCGCGAGTAGCATCGTCCTCCTCCCAGATGATCACGACGCGGCGATGCCAGTTGTGCCAGTGGTCAACATCGAGTACTCCATGGTCGAAGTTAGGCTTCTGCCGCTTGACGATGAAACTCACAGCTCGAACCTCCGCCTGCGGCGCTTTGGGCCGATGGGCTTGCGTGTCCTCGCGCCGGGTGCGCTGATATTGGGCTTCCTCGCGTCGAACCTGCTAGCCAGCACGTGGGTCCTGCAGCGCGAGTAGTGTAGTAGCATACATGCCTCCACCTCCAGGCCGCAGGACTCGCCCTCCTGCCTGGAGCACGTGTACCTGCAATCGCACGCACTCTTCATCTTGACGACGCCCTCACGTCGTAGCCGCAGACGCCGAGGATGGCGATCACAGTGCGCATGCGCGGATCCCTCGTGTAGACGAGTGCGTGGTGCTGCACCGTCTGCCAACAGATGCCTGCCTTGTCGGCGATCTCGGAGTACGACATGCCGTCCCTCTTGGCGGCACGAATGACCTGGCCGTAGTAGACGCGCCACTTGTCGCCCGAGAGCTCGAACGACTTGGGCGCTGACTTCGTAGCTGACTTCGTAGCTGACTTAGTAGCTGACTGTGACATGCTATCCCTTTCTTGGCCGCACTGCGGCCTCGACGTTTACGACGTGACCCAAGAAGAAAGTCCTGAGTATCGTAGTGGCGACAGACACCGCGTTCTGCGCGCTCGTGGCTTCTACGTCGAGACGCACGCCGCCGGTGACTGTGATCTCTCCGTGGACGTGTATCACGTCGAAGGTCACGATGTACTGACGCAGGCCATCTTTGACTGAGTAGTAGAGGTAGAGGTCTCTTACAGCCCTGTACAGCATATCGAGCCTAGACTCGACGTACACTGCCTGGTTCCTGGGCAGAACGCACAAGACTCCAGCTGTGGCATACGGCCGGTCGGGCGTCGATGGAAGCGCTACGAGTCTCATGGTCTTGGTGTCCCAGAGTCCCTTATCGGCGAGCTCCGAGAACGCGCCAGTAGCGTCGGACACGACCTCTATCTTGTGCTCCGTGGCGGTCACGACAGCATCACTGCTCTCTTGGCCTCGAGGCGGTAGCCCGCCCGCCTCAGAGCGACGCGACCCTTCCTCGTCGGCACCATGCGACCAAAGGCGCCATCGCCCCTCTGGCCCTCAGGGAGTGGAACCATCTTGATGAAGTTCCTCTCCATGAGCCACGACAGCGAGCGCTTCTCATAGCGTCGCAGCCTCGAGTTCCATGCCGTCGGGTTCGCGAGCATTCGAAGGTACATGAGCTTCTCTCCGTCCATCATCATGGTACCCACACTCCCTTGACGTCCTCTCCGATGAACGGCCACAGCGGCTCGTACCCCGCCCGCCTGACCTCCCTGTCCAAGTCCTTTACGATGAACGACCTGCTTGAGCTCCTCGCCCTCGCCACCTCCATGCCCTGGTAGCTCACGGCGAAGGCGGTGACACCAGCGCCAGCTGAGTACTCGCAGATGCAGTAGGCTACTGGCTTGATACGCTCCAGCTTCAGCATTCGGCAGTCGTATCGCTCGGTGATCTGTCCCTCGATCACCTTATCTACGAATACCTTCGAGTCATCCAGATATGGGATGGTGTAGAAGTCGTCCTTCCTGAACGTCGATCGAGCTCTCACGCGTTCTTCCTCGCGCTAGGATGGATCCATACTGTCGCAGTCTTCCACTGCGGATTGACCTCACCGCTCAACGCCCTGTCGACGCTGACCATGAACGCCCTACCAGACGTCCAGAATGTTCTGATACATGAGTCGACGATCTCGCCTTCTGGGTCAGCGGCAAATTCCGCTCTGACGTCCGTCTCGAAGTGGTGGCGGCACATAGTTACAGCGAGCTGCCAGTAGTCCGTATCGCCGTCTAGCGCGTCCTCCTTGTCGACGATGCACCACCTGCCGTCGTCCTCGCTCGGCACTCCTCGCTCATGGTCTTCTAGAGTGACGACGACTGGGGCACTTCGCGCTGGCTGCAACCTTCGAAGGACTAGCCAAGCCGCAGCAGCGCCCACCGCTCCTACGACTAGGCTCACTGCTGCTCCCACTGAGACCTCAACTAGGTTCACCATCGTGATGTCAGTGTAGGTCGCCTTCCCACGACGCCTCGAAGTCTGTACATCCGCAGTATCGGCACGCCTTCGCGACCATGACCATCGCCGCCTCAGCGACCTTAGACCACTGGTCAGCTGCGAAGAAGTCTGTCTGGCCAGCCTTACGTCGGCACGACGAGCACCTTACTACCAGCTTCTTGAGGGTGGCGGCGACCACAGCTTAGGGCTCCTGCTCCATCTTCTTGATGATACGCAGTAGTGCCTTCTTAGTGGACAGCGCCACTAGGTCCCTGAACATCTGCTCAATCTCGTCAGGCGCCTCGTCGTCGCGCATGACGGCGACCATCGTCGAGCGTGAGTTGAAGTGGCGCGGAGGCTCAACGCTATCGAATCCCTTCAAGTGCCGAGACGCGAGATACAGCGTAGGCTTCGGGCCGCCTGGTTCGCTGTGAACCTTGACTAGACCCTCGCCAACGAGAGCCTTCACTGCTCGATCGACGGTGGAATACGCGGGCTGCCTGCGACCCCGCTTCAGGCGCTTCTGGACGCCCTTGATGCTCATCGGCTTCTCCCTGAGAGCCGAGAGCGCGACGGACTTGATGCTTACTCTGGTCACTGCTATTCCTTTCAGTAGGAGCGCGACGGCAGGACGCCTCACCGCGTACCCTGATGACGTGATGACGCGGTGAGGCGTACCCAGCGTACCAGCCGTCGCGCTCATTACTAGTATATAACGAGACCGCCCGTTGTACACTAAAAAGTTGGAAAAGTTCGCTACTTGCTGGCGCTCGCTTTCACCTTCTTCTTGTCCGCCTCCTTCGCCTCACTCCAGGAGACGCTGCTGACGCCTACTGACCAGCGGATGGGGACGCGGAACTTCAGCTCCGTCTCGCACAGCACCTCGCGGAAGCGCGCTTGTATAGCAGGATCCATGATGAACTCCCTGGGTCCCTCCCATCCTAGCTCGTCGTGAACGTTCAGGATGAGGTGAGTATCGTTGTCTCTCAGCCACTGGCAGTAGCGAGGACTCAGCGCGAGCATCCTCTCCTTGATCACATCTCCAGCCCACGACTGTATGACGGAGTTGAACGCGATCTGAGAGCGGTTGGCTGGAACATGCCGCCTCCTGCCGAACTCGTTGTAGACGTAGCCTCTGGTCTCGGCTGTCTTGGCGGCCAGCCGAGAGTACTTCCTGATTCCAGGGAAGGTGTCATGGTACGTGTCATAGATCTCGTTGGCGCGACGGGCACACAGCTCGTGGTACCTGTTCGCCCTATCCGCGTGAGCAGTCATCCCCCTCTCGATCTCGTCCTGCACCTGGGCCTGCACCTCCTTCATGACAGAAGGATCGCTCATCAGCTGGCCCGTCACGTTCCTTCTTCCAGCTCCGTAGCCGATGGAGAAGTTGACCGTCTTGGCGGGGTCCCTCTCCATGTGACACAGCTCTGACACCCACAGGTGGAAGTCCATGTCGGGATCGCGCTCGTAGGCGGCGATGGCGTCTTCGTCCTCTATGTAGTGAACGATTCCCCTGAACTCGATCTGAGCCGCGTCGCCTACCAGGAGGGCGTACCCGTCCCTGGGCTGTATCATCTTCTTCGCGCGATCATTGAACTGTTGGCTGTTGGGATCAGAACACGAGGTGCGCGACGTACGTATGAGCTGGTTGTATCTCGGGTGTAGCACCCCTCCATCAGTCATCTTGTCAGGCCACGAGTCGCAGAACAGCGATTTGAATGTCGCCTGCTTGGAGTACTCGAGCATGAGAGACACGAGCTCAGACAGCTCGTAGCTGGTGACTACTTCGGGTAGGCCGCGGTACACCTTCAGCGCGTCCTTGTCGAAGCTGGCGTTGCCGGCCTCCGTGCGAGCGACGATAGGCAGTCCGTACTGAGTCACGAGCAGCTCGAACTTACCAGCAGGAGAGTTGACGTACTCCTGTCCGGTGATCTCCCTCATTCGATCCTGTATCTGCAGCATTGAGACCGCGCTGGTCCACGTCTCGAGCTTGAGGGCAGTGGTGTTCACCTGCATTCCTCTCTGCTCCATGTCGTAGAACACTGGAGTGAGACGCGTTTCCATGCTCCACACCCTGTCAAGCTGCGCAGGCTTGTTGCGCACTAGGTATCGCCACAGCTCCCTATTTCCAAGTACGTCTTCGCACGCGTACTCGCCGCATATGTCAGCAGGAACGTCGCCGAAGTCTTTAGTCTTCGCTCCTCTCAGCCACGCATCTAGCTTGTGCTGGCCCTCCATTGGCATGTCGCACCACTCTCGGCACAGAGGCTTCAGCTCGTGCGTGAAGCGGTCCGTGTCGAGCGTCTTGCAGAGCGTAAGGGTGTCTACCAGTTCGCACAGGAAGTCTACGCCGTCTGCCTTCGCGAAGTGGGCATCGAACTTGACGTTATGGTTGATCCACTTCCTGCGCGTAGGAGAGACTGCAGCTCTGAGCCACTTGATCACTGGCTCCAGTGGAACGTTGCTGATCGACCCTCTGTGCCGAATCGGCACGTAGTACGCGCTCGAATGGTCGTCCCACGTGACTGCGATGCCCGCTATGCGGTGACCGCGGTACGCGTAGAACGCCTCCTGCTTCGGGTCGAATGACGTCGTCTCGAAGTCCGCGAACAGCTCAATGCATGAGTCTAGATTAGGTAGCTCTGACTCGCTCTGCACCAGGAACTTGTTAGGTCCTAGGCGGATCATCGACAGGTTCTTCTACTTGTACAGACCTGAGATCCTCGACACGCTCCATGTTTATGGTGCGCACCATGTAGTGGCCGATCTTCTTGTGAAGGATCGCGCCAGCTATCACTGCGGCCTTTATGGGGTCGGTCGTTACGATGAGGACTGACACCTTGAATCGCACCGTTTCAGGCGGAGGAGTAAGTCCGTCGATGTCGACTCGATAGCTCATGCCTCGTCTCCCTTCACGACCTCGATGCCAGCTAACCTCAGGATGTCTATGCCCCTGAGGTCATGCTCGAGAGGCCTGAGATACACTACGCGCTTGAACAACTTGCTACTCACGCACAGGTTGGCGCATGCAGTACAGGGTGACAGGGTGACCCACAGTTCACACTGGCCTTGAGGCGCCCCATCACGAAGCGCAGACAGAACGGCACGAACCTCGGCGTGAAGGCATCCGCAGTTGCCTTTTATTCCGTTGCACCACGCGCTGCCGTTGATGCTGGCAGCGCGCATCTCATTGCCATGCGAGACTCTCGCAGCAGTTCCACGTCGGTGACACTCAGTCATAGACTCAGCGATACCGGCGTCGCTGATGAGTTGACTCAGAACATCCATCGGTCCCTCCACGTCGACACCAGCTGGTCGACCATCGCGTCGTCAGGGAACTTCCCGTCAGTAACGTCGTGCTCGAAGTCGCAGTACTTCTCGCCGTGGTTCGCTGACTTCGACAGCATGCGGAAGATGTCATTGGCGTCGAGGATGATGTCGTGCGAGTACATCTCTTCGCGCGTCTTATTCAGGTGCTCTTTCAGCCACCACCGGTCGGCGTGCATGATCAGTACGATGGCACCCTGCCACCGAAGGTATCGCTGCACCCACAGCATCTGCTTCGGAGTAGGGCAGCCGCCATTACCAAGCATTCGACCATACGAGATGGCGCCGAGGTGGAAGCGGTCCCACACATGCGGACCAACTCGCTCGACGTAGCCGTTGAAGTGGTCGAACTCCTTCGGCGGCCTGCTGAGGTGTCGATACACCCTGTCGTACATGCCATCGTTCGCGTACAGCTCGGTTGCCAGCCTCCTCGATAGCTTGTGCGCGAGCGTCGTCTTGCCTACCTGGTCTGAACCTTCGATGATGATCAAGTGAGCTTACTCCGGAGCTTGGGACAGTGGTTCATGATGAGGACAGGATCTACAGTCTCGCACAGGTTTACGACGTCGTCGTAACCGTGCTGCACCGCGCACAGGTGCGAGAGAGTCGTAATGATGTGACGATTGCCGTAATATAGGGGCTCAGACTTGCCGCGTCTAACGTTGACCTCGTTGATGACGAGACGCTGGACGGCGTCCCACATGTCATCGACGTTCTGGAACGAGAAGTCGATGTCGAGAGCGTCGGCATGAGTTCTGAACTCAAGCGCAGTCGTCACCTTCGCGTAGTCTTTCTCGTAGGCATGCATTGATCCTACTTGGTGCTGATAGAACCCGCACTCGAGGTGAAGCGCACCCGCGATCATGCGCTGCATCGTCGTGAAGCACCACACATCATACGGCATTCCCAGCCACAGGTCGTTGGATCGCATGGTAGTGATGAGGTGCAGTTTGCCCTCGCGACGTATGAACTGCAGTGACAGCGTGCAAGGGACGTCTGGTGTGACTCCTTTAGCGGCATGTACGATGTCATGTGCTATGATTATCGGAACTACCGCCTGTCGAGAGCCGTCACGCGACAGCATGAACAGTACGGAACCTAGGGCGTCTTGAATTCGCGGACCGTAGGCGCCAGGGGCGACACCATCGACCAGGTACTTCTTGTACGACGGCGCGTAGGCGCAGATCTGTTCGCCGCTTCCTCTGCCCGAGAGGTACCACACTAGCTCTCCAGCAGCGTACTGTGCCGACAGCGCGCGACCTGGGTTGTGAAGCCAGTTGTGACTCACGTCGTCGAGTCGTGATCTCAGGCCCAGTACTTCCCTGGTCAGACCGACGCGAGACTCGACGCTCTCACCGTGACTCATCACCCGAGTGGCAGCGTCCTCCCACACTGTGTCAAAGTTCTTGAACCCCACGTCAGTCCTTCTTGACGACGGCAAGTACTGCCTCGTCATGAGCCAGCAGCCAGCCGTTCTTGGCATCGATGCCGATGACGCCAGTCGGGTTGACAATGACGATTGCTCCGATCTCGTAGTCTTCGCTGCACTTCGGTCCCTTGGCCTTGACTTGGCACATCGTCTTTGACTGCATGCGCTCTCTCACGCCTTCTGGCAGCGCGAGAGCGGTGGGAGTCTCGTCGACTCTCTTGATGACGAGCCACGGGCCGCGGGGAATCAGGTTCTCGGGTTGCATCTTGCTACGATCTCCTTGAAGTTAGGAGGAGTGAACGCCGCACCCTTCTTGGGCTTGTGTTGACCGTCCACGTCCTTGCTCATGTTTGACTCGTGCACCTCGTCGTGGATCTCGTCCATCGGCATGCCGAAAGTTACGGCAGTACCTAGCACTACGTACTGTAAGTCTCCCAGTGCGTCAGCGAGTTTCTCGTAGTCTCCATCTCGCATCGCTTCGCACATCTCCGACAGCTCCTCTGACATCAGCTGCATTCGCTGGATGCGCGCGTCGACCTTTCCGTCAACTGCGTTGCGAACGCACGACATCAGGTCTTGCGACACTTCACGCAGTCGGCGAGTGACGCCGCCCAGCATGATCTGGTCTCGGTGAGTGGCGCTGCGAGGAAGCAACTCTTCGCCGATGCTGAACCCGTACTTCTCGTGAAACGCCCGTACGTCGTCTTGCTGTCTCATCAGAACTTCGCTCCTTCTTCAGTCTCTGCTTGGTTCGGCATGCCCTCTCCCTCCATCTTCTTGAGCAGTTCGATGAACTTGCCCGTTTTGACGTAGGAGAACCTTGATATCCTGGTGAGAGCGTGCTTGCGCACTAGGAATGACATCACTCCCTGAGCGTTATCGCGATCGAGCTGGCACCAGTCCATGATGTCTTGAAGAGATATCTCGTCTCTATATAGCAACCCCTGCACTACGTCCGAAGGGTGTCGAAGTCCCCTTAGGTACTTGCGTACCTGCTGCGGGTTGACGAGTGTAGACGCGTGTTGCTGCGCCTTCGAGAAGTCCAAGTAGCCGAACGTCTTGCTGCTGTAGATCCTGTCGAGCGTCTGCGACACGAACTCGACATGACACCGCCTGACTACCAGCTCATACATGCTGTCAGACGAGGAGAACGTCCTCGCTGCCATGGCGGCGGCTAGTCGAGCGAGCTTGAGGCGCATCGTACCCCTGTCTACCAGCGGCATCGCCTCGCTGAACCTAGAGCACATCTTACCCGCCCACTCCAGTACCGCCTCCTGAGACCCTGGTTCGAACTGCACCTGGTCGATGGTTCGAGTCCACGCCCACAGCACAAGTCGCTTGCACAGGTCCGCTGAGAACCGATGGTCCACTATGGGACGCTGCGAGCTGTATCTGTTGACGGTGTCTGGATCGATCTCGTCTGCGCTCACTAGCAGCGCAAGGTCAAATCGCCTTACGTCCTCGAGACCGCCTATCAGCTCGCTGATGGCTTCTATTCCGAACGAGTACGACCTCATTGCGCGGTTTGATCGAGCGTTTGAGATGTAGACGCCTCGAGTTCGAGCGTGCGTCCTCCTGCGCTCTATCTTGGGAATTTCTGCTATGCCAGACGATCTCATGTCTGTCATCTTAGCGATGACTTCGATGGGCAGCCCTTTGAGTTCCTCAAGGAACAGGATCCGCCTGTCGTGCATGGGAAACATTCCCCAGCTCACGAACCACCTCGTACCTATCTGCTGAAGACCGCCCAGCAGGCCGGCTATGGTGGCGTTCTTGCAGTCTACTCGCTCTCCCAGCCCGTAGTGCTCCATCAGTCGCACGCTGGTCTCAGACTTTCCCTGCGACGAGTCACCGACTATCAGCGCGCTCAGCCAGCCGTTGACCCTCTTGTCGTCGAACCTGAACATTAGCGGAGAGTGGAACGCGAGATCAATGACGAGGTGAAGGTCACGCCTTCCGAAGATGCGCGTAACGTTCGCCTCGAAGTCCTCGTACACGTCGTCGACTCTCGACTGTATGGACTCAGCCGTCCACTCTTCGGGCCTGAACGCCTCGAGCTGCGCCAGCTGGTCGTCGTCAGGGTGGAAAGAGGTGAGACTGTCCGTCGTCTCTTCTGCGTCGTTGACTACCAGCACTGCCTGCTGGTTCCTCGGGTGTGGGTACACGACTCCGCCGAACAGCATCGGTGTGTTCATCTCAGGACGACGATTCACCAGCATGGCAGGCTGCACCACGCTGTTGTGCGACGTGTCGCTGATTTCGAGTCGCGGCACTAGCCTGACGTCTCTCACGCTGTGGTGGGTCTTCACCGAGAACTCGACCACCTTGCAGGTAGGGATCCTCAGCGCCTCCCGTATGGCATCCCTCTGCGACTGCTTGCCAGTGTTCACCATGTCCAGTATGTGAACCGTCGTCTCTGA